ATGGAACTGGAAGAGCTAGAACCTTCAAAGCTGATCGCCCCACAGCAGGACGTGGAAACCGTCGAAGCCTGGGCGGAACGCAACGGCCTGACATGCTCCATGGCCCGCGCCTGGGTCTACCGGGGCGTACTCCCTACCGTAAAGCTCGGCAAGCGCCGCATGATTAATAGTGCGCTGCTGCGTAGCTGGCTGCTGGAACAGGAGTGGACCGCATGATCCGCGCCGTCTACGGAAAGCCAGGGGAGGGGATGACCTATGCAGAAGCCGGCCAGCTATCAACGCCTTCCGCACGCCCAGGACTGCGACTGCTCTGTCTGCTGGTCCAGACGCGAAATGGCGAAACCCGCTCCCTCCCGGTCCACACCCTGCGCCCAATGCCGCCCCGCATATGCGCGGCCGATTCGCACGCTACAGATGGGCTGCGTCGGTGGAACCTGGAAACCGCTGCTCTCGGACTGGAAAGTGGAACCGGCCTTTATCTGCGAGAAGCACACGCCACCCGACCGCCCCGTGAAGTGGTGGAGCGTTATCTACGACTCGGGCAAGCCAACGCCCTACGTGCCGATTCACGAACCGTTCGAACTGATGGGGTAGGGAGCAAGCGGATGCAGGTTCGTATTGCGTCGCCTAACTGGCATGAGATCGGTCGGGAGCTGACTGTAGGCGGAGAGCTGTACGGGCACGTTACCTATCGCCGCGACATTCCGTTGTTCATTCCATTGGATGGCGCCGAGCCAACGAAACACCGATCCCTCGTCGAGCTGCGTCGCTATGTCGCTGAGCGTTATCAGGCTGAGCGCGTGGCTGAGCAGGTCCAGGGCCGCGCTCCCGGCTCGTCGGATCACGCTTCACCGATCCGGCGAACGGAAGCACGGGCGGAGCGCACCCTTGACCCTGCACGAACCGAAACAGCCTCCGCTCGTGAGTGCGGGAGCGCTTTTCCCTCCCGCGCTCCCGAGCCCTCGGCGGCGAGAGTGGGATGACAAGGGCGAAGCCCTTGGTGTTAAACAGCGTTGTGGATGATTAGTTAAATTGATGTTTGCTCAAATGGAAAGTGTCAATTCAGCACTATTCGTCGCATTAAAAAATGAAGTATTGAATCTTTTAATACTTGATAAATAGTTGTTCCAAGAGCGTTCAAATACAGCTATAGATAACCCGCAAGCCAAGTAACAAGCCGGCCGCAGTGAAATTGCTTTTTCACTCGCTCGGGATCGCTCGGCCTGCAGAAAGCAAAGCAGCGCAATAAAGCGCAACTAGAGAGAGGAAACACAAGATGGCACGTTCGACTATGGAAGTTGCATTTCTCGGCACTCAACGCTTCGACGGTGAAGCGGGCCAGAAGTACATCAAGGTCTTCTACGGCGATGAGCCGGACGGCAAGACCGAACACGGCCTGTCGATCATCGGCATGGCAGCAGCGGACGAAGTAGCCGACGAGATCTTCGCAGCCGGCGCCAAGTTCGAGCCGCTGCAACTGGTGCGCATCCACTTCGAGATTGCCCGTGGCGGCCAGAACAAGGGCAAGAATCTGGCGCTCCAGCTCGAAGCCGTCCAGACCCGTGCCGCTGCCGAAACCCCGCGCACCCCAGCTCAACCCCAGGCCAAAGCCGGCGACCCGGCCAAGGCCAACTAACCGGGAGGGGCGGCCATGCTGATCGATGACCGGGTGTACTGCGACTGCTGCGGAAACGACATGGGCAAGCTCATGGCGCTGCCCGCGCCGCAAAGCGACCTGCTGCCCGACCTCAGCCTGCCGCCCCACTTCGCTGTTTGCCCTGACTGCGAACCTTCCGAACAAACCGCCGACCTCGAGCAGGCCGGCGAATGAATTTCCTCGCCTGTGATGGTGACTGGCTGCAAGGCGCCGATGGCTCGCCCATCTGCTCCGGCTCGCTGGTCGCCCTCACGGTCGAGGAAATGCAAAGCCTCTACGGCTCTGCACTGACCTGGGACCAAGTCTCCGAGCTGCAAGGCGAAGCGATTGTTCTGTTCGCCACCGTGTTCGGCTTCCTGGTCCTGAAAAAAGCCCTGAAACAGTGAGGTATCACCCATGCAACTGAACAAGCACTTCATCAAGAAAATCGGCGTTGGCGCTGCCGTCGCTCTCTCGGCTGTAGCCGGCTCCGTCTACGCGGCCGTCCCGGCCGAAGCCACCGCGGCGCTGGATACCGCCGGCACCGACGTCGGCACCATCGGCTGGGCGGTGTTTGCCGTGATCATCGCCGCGATGGCGTTCAAGTACATGCGCCGCGCCCTGTAACCGGGGTTTTGCGCACTGCATGTGCCGAAGCAAACAAACCCCGCTCCGGCGGGGTTTTCTCTTCCAGGGAAACGCCATGAGCTACGAACTGTACGTCCTGATCCTCACCACCCTGGCGTTCTATCTCGTGTTTTTTGGGCGGGTGTAGGGATGACCAGATTTCTCGTAAGCCTTGTACTGCTCGCGTTACTGTGGAGTAGCGGAGCCAACGCGGATGACCACCACTGGAAAGCAATTTCAAGTGCGAATGTCTTGCCGGTCAGTTATCGCAGTCAGTTGTTCCCGAGTGTCGCGGCAGCCTGTTCCGCCGCTGTCCCGGTTTATACACACCCGCAATATCGGGCCATTGGCTCGACTTACTCGTTTACCAGTCCAACCGTCGCCCGCTGTGTTCTATCGCTTACCAATGATGCCGGCACCTACAACGGGACATTCTTTTTCGATATCCAGCGTTTCGGTACGTGCTCAGGCGAGTACGACAGTGGAACCGGCGCATGCCTCCCGCCACCGAACCGCTGCGAAGCCACCATCGGCCAGGTCGTCACCCACGAACACAAGATGAAGGAAGCGGTTGGTCAGCCGGTGATCGAGCCGCCTGGCTCGGTCTGCGCCAATAGCTGCCAGTACGCCTTCGGCTTCACCCCGGCCAGCAACGTTTACGTCTACAGCAGCGGCAATCCGCCCGGCGTGTTCGGTGTTTACAGCTATACCGGCAATGGCATCGAGTGCAACGAAGACACCCGCAAGGAACCGGGCAATCCCGGCCAGCAGACCGACCCCGACGAAACCCCCACGCCCGATCCTGACAACCAGTGCCCGAACGGCTACGTCTGGAACGGCACCTTTTGCAGCAAGGAACCGCCCAAGCCGTGCGATCCCGAAGTTGAAGTCGGCGGCTGCGATGGCAGTGAGAACCCAGATCCTGAAAACCCTGGCGACGGTGACGGCGAAGGGGATGGTGACGGCGAGGGAGACGGTGACGGTGACGGTGACGGTTCCGGGGATGGGGACGGCAGCGGCGATGGGGACGGTGATGGGTCAGGCGATGGAGACGGTGACGGGGATGGCAAGGGCGACGGGGAAGGCGATGGCAAATGCGACCCTGCCAAAGACCCCTACAAGTGCGAGAAGCCCGGCGTAGAAGGCGAAGCCTGTGATGCCGAGGTGAAGTGCGTCGGCGATGCAGTGCAATGCGCGATCCTCCGCCAGCAAAAGGAACTGCGTTGCCACGCCGAGAAACAGGCCGACTTCGAAAAGCACAAACCGGCCATCGAATCCGCCGTCCAGGGCGACAAGTTCAAGCTTGAGGAAGGCTCCGAGATTCAGCTGCCGTCCTTCGTCAACCAGGGCACCCGCTTCCTGCCTGCCACTTGCCCCAGCGCCGAAAGCTTCAGCTTGCGCACCGGTGGCGGGCGCTCCTTCCAGATCAGTTACGAGCCCCTTTGCCGCGCCGCCAGTGACCTGAGCGGCCTGTTCGTGGCTGTGGCTACCGTTCTTGCTGCCCTGTATGTGGGTCGCGGCGTAGGAGGTCAGTAATGCAGTTCCTCTTCATCGTGCAGATGCTCGTCATCATCCTCGGCCCACTGGTGAAGATGGTGCTGAAGATCCTCGGCTTCGGTTTCGTCACCTACCTTGGCTTCAACCTCATCATTGGCCAGGCGCAGGACTACCTGTTCGGGCTGATGGGTGATGTCGGGCCGGTGATCCAGGGTGTTCTCGGGCTGGCCAAGTTCGATGTGGTGGTGAACCTGTATTTCGCCGCCATCTCAACGCGCTTCATGCTGGCCGGGATCGACAAGGCAACCGACCGTCGCCGCAATCAGGTCTGGCGCAAGCCGGGCGGCACCTCCATCGACGCATAAGGGGGCGCCGTCATGCTCGTTATCCGTACCGGCAAGCCCGGCCATGGCAAGACCCTGAACACCATCCGCGAAGTCGATCAAAAGGCCCACGCCGAAGGCCGTGTCGTCTACTTCCACAACATCAACGGCCTCAAACCCGATCAGCTGCAAGCGCAGTGGTTCGAGTTCGAAGACCCCGAGAAGTGGTTCGAGCTGCCCAACGACTCCATCATCGTCGTGGACGAGGCGCAGGGCTGGTTTGGCGCACGCGATCCACGGGCGCGGCCACCGGAGCACATCACCCGCTTCGAGACCATGCGCCACCAGGGCCACGAAGTGCACCTCGTCACCCAGGACCCGCGTTATCTCGATGTGCACCTTCGTCGGCTGTGCAACACGCACATCCACTATTGGCGCGTCTTTAAGTCCGCCCAGCTGCTGCGCTTCGAGTCGGAAGTGGTGGTGGAAAAGGTCGAGCTGAAAACCAGCTTCAAGGATGCCGACAAGAAGTCGCTGCGCCTGGATAAGCGCTACTTCGGCGCCTACACCAGCAGCAACGCCAAGCACCACTTCCAGGCCAAGGTGCCGACCAAGTTCATCTTGGCCATCTGCGTGCTGGTCGGTGCCGGCATCCTCGTTTACCGCGCCTATGAGCGCTACGCCGCCGAGAAAGCGCAAGCCGCGACAGCAACCAGCGCGCCGGCCGGCAGCATGGTCGATCAGGTGCGCGATACGGTCGGCGCCTTCATCCGTCCAAGCGGCGACACCGAACAGGCCGCACCGCTCACCGTCGAGCAGTACCTGGGCAAGCGTGTGCCCAGGGTGCAGGACCTGCCAGCATCGGCGCCGTTGTATGACGCACTGACCGGACCGCAGACCTTCCCCAAGCCCGTGTGCATCGCCACCACCGACCGCGACCTGATCGCCCGCAACTACAAGCGCATGCAGGTCGGCGACAGCGATGAAGGGCTGACGGGGTGTCGGTGTAACACCCAGCAAGGCACGCGCCTGGATGTGTCGTTCGGCTTCTGCATGTCGGTCGTGCAGAACGGCTACTTCGACGACACCAAGCCCGACCCACAACCGCCACAAGCGCCGATGCACGCCAGCAGTCCGCCTCCGGCATTTGAACAGGCGGTCGCCAGCGGCCTGCAGTCAGCCCCTAAAGGCTCGTCCGTGGTCGTGGTGCCCTACGAGAAGGGGCAATTCCTGTGGTGATGACCGTCAGCGCGCGTGCGCTCCGCGCTCTTTGCACGCGCGGCGAGGCACGAGCCGGCGTGCAAACGCGCGCGCTGACGTCCCTGTAACACGTCAGATAAACCCAACTGAACAGTGTCAATTCGTTGCAATTTGGAGCAGAAGAAGATGAGCGTTAAAGACCAAATTCGTGTTGATCAGAACTTTCAGGAAACCCCAACCGGGCGACTGTTCTTCGATAGCCATTCGGCCAAGCTGACTGACCTGTCGGGCGTTCGCTTGCTGCGTTGCGGCGTGGATACGGTCCGCCAGCTGTATCGAGGGCTGATCCGTCCCGAAATCATGGCGCTGTTCGAGAAACCGGGCGTCATGGTCGAGTTCGCCGGGGAGTTCTGGCACGCCGGTCGGGTAGGGCGGGACTCGGGCTACCAGTACAAGCTCCAGAATGCTGACCTCGGGTTCATCCTGCTCATCAAGAACTTCAACGCTAAGCTCGAGAACATCGGCCCGCACCTAAAAATCGAAGTGTCACCGCACGCGATCGACGCGCTGTCGCCTGAGCGTCTGCAAGAGCGCATGGACTACTACGCCGCAGCCGTAATGACACACCGCGAACGCAACCAGTGCGCTGTCCATCTGGCGTTGGATCTCCAGGGCTGGAAGCCTCCGGTGGATCTGGTGGCACGCCTGCACTGTCGCGCGCGGACGCACCGGGATATCTCGGGTATCAACGAGATCAACTGGGCGACCAAGTCCAGCGTCTACGGTCGGGGCGAAACGTCCATGTTCGGCTCAGCCGGTGGCGTTCAGCTCTGCATCTACAACAAAACCGAACAGGCCCGCGCAACCGATAAGCTCGACTTCTGGGAAAGCGTCTGGCGTCGTCGGGATTCGTTCGATCCGGCCGATCCTGATAACTACGATCCCGAGGCGGACGTGTGGCGGGTCGAGCTGCGCTATCACCATTCGGTCATCCAGCAGTTCGCCAGCGGGTCGATCAGTGCCAAGACCGGTGAGGCCATCGAAACGGATTCGTTTGCGGCGTTCTCCGCCCACTTGGACGGCCTGTGGCGCTACGGGCTGTGCCAGTTCAAGTTGCTGCACCGCCCAGGGCAGTACGAGCCGATCTGGACGCTGATGCGTGATGACGTGCGGGTCGATGTGGCTGTCGACTCCCTGGTCGATGAAACGGAATACAAGCGCTACTACAAGACCTCACGGGGCTTCTCGGGCAAGAACGTCGAGCTCTTCCTGGGAAACTTCGTAAGCCTGCTGGCACGGGAGCGAGTGGGCGCTAAAACCGCATTTGATCGACTGAAGGAATGGGAATGCTGGCCGGTCATTCGTGACCACTACGCCGCCAAGGATATGAGCGAGCGTGATCTATACAAGCACATCAAGACGTTGCTTCAAGAGCGTCACGTTCGATGGGGCAGAGCGGTCTGATGGCGATCCAGCAGCTCTCAGATGGGCGCTGGCGGGTCGACGTTGAGCCGGTCAAAGGCAAGCGGTTTCGCAAGACGCTGAAGACCAAAGCGGAGGCGATGCGCTTCGAGGCGACCTGTCGAACTAAGTGCAACGAATCAAACGATTGGGCACCGCGGCCAAAGGACAAGCGCAGGCTGTCAGAGCTGGTCGAGCTGTGGTTCGATCTCCACGGCGTCTCGCTCTCCGATGGCGTTCGACGTGTGGCGATCCTGCGGGCGTGTGCAAAGGCGATGGGCGACCCGATAGCTCGCATGGTCGATGGCGCGAAGATCGCCGCTACACGTGCGCGCTGGATGGCAGCAGGGGTAACCGGCAAGACGTCGAACAATCGCCTCGGCTACCTGAAAGCCGTTTACAACGAGCTGCATAAACTCGACGTGATCGACTATCCCTGTCCGTTCACTCGTATTCGCCCGGTTCGGTTGCAGGAGCGGCCCTTGGCTTACCTGACCAAGCCGCAGATATCCGAGTTGCTCGATGCACTCCAGGCGCGGACCACGTCTCCACATCCGGCGATGGTGGCGAGGATCTGTCTGGCGACCGGGGCGAGGTGGGGTGAGGCTCAGGCGCTGCGACCGGAGCGGATTAGAGGCAATGCCCTGGTGTTCGCCAATACGAAGTCGAAGCGGGTGCGGATGGTCCCGGTAACGCCGGAGCTGGTCGCGGCGATCAAGAAGCACTGGCAAACCTACGGGCCGTTCACCAACTGCATTGGCGTGTTTCGGCTGGTACTGCTGTCGACCTCGATCAAGCCGCCACGCGGGCAAGCAAGCCACATCCTGCGGCACACCTTTGCGGCTCACTTCATCATGGGCGGCGGGCATATCGTGACGCTGAAGGAGATCCTGGGTCATGCCTCGTTGAACATGACGATGCGCTATGCGCACCTTGCGCCTGAGCATTTGCATGATGCTGTTAGATTGGGACCGATGGCTGGATTAGACTCCGGCTTCTAATTGTTCCGCATGGACGCCTCGATGAATTTTGACCAGCTGCTATCCAGATCTGCCGCATTTGAGCAGGCTCTGTCGGAGTGTTTTGCCCAACGACTCTATGACTCATCTTCCCGGCTGTTAGCTAGCGACGCTCTAGTCAGCCTCGGATTTGAGCATGCACAAAGCTTAAAGTACCTAATCGCCGCTGGGCTCCATACGTCGGCGGCAGCGTTATTGCGGGTTCAATATGAGTCGTTGGTTCGCGCGATATGGGCACTTTACGTGGCATCGGAGGCTGAGGTAGACCTGCTCGTATCGGAGCTAACGATTGAAAGCGCAGAAAAGGGTTCTTCCATTCCCATGCTAAGTCAGATGCTCTTGGCAATTGAGAAAAAGGCGCCTCATGCTCCGGTTTCACAACTGAAGGAATTCAAGCATTACTCTTGGAAGCCATTATGCTCATTTGTCCATGGTGGCGTTCATGCAGTGAGTAGGCACAGTCGCGGGTTCCCGGCGCCTCTCGTTGAAAACATGATTAAGAACTCGAATGGGCTGTTAACTATTGCGGCTAACTTGGCGCTAATTTTGTCGGGCACCCCGCCTACTGGTCTGATTCCAAAACTCCAGGCTCAATTCAGGGATTGCCTGCCGCCGGAAGCTCGTGCCAATCCAGTCTCAGGAGCTTCAATCCAATAG